CTTGGTCTAAAGCACCACCATTTATTTCTACTAAAACTAAAATTTTATTACTAGTAGATGAAGGAGTAATTGAAGCTGACATTCCTGTTATATCTGTGTATGAAGTAGATGTTGTTGTAAATGTATCAGTCTTAGTTGTTGAAACAACTTGTAATACAGCACCAGCACCTAATTTGGTTGTTGCTATTGCAGCACTAGCATTAATATCGGCATTAACTATTGTGCCATCAGTTATTCCTAGTGATTGTATTTTTGTTAGTGGCATGTCTAAATTCCTCTTATAGTTTTATTAACAGTCTTTACAAGGAATTTCAACATGAAGCATAAATGCAGCATACTATTCCTTAGGATTGTTAAGTTTAATATTAGCTATTCTAGCTTTCCAGCTATCTAAACCATTATGATAAATCTCATCTAATTGAAATACAACAGTTCCATATTCTTTACGTCTATTTTCATAAACATCTTCTAATGATTGTAATTCAGATTGTTTATCTAGTATTTGTTGATTAGTAATGTTTGTTGGATTATTATCATGCCAAATTAATGTATTAATATCATCTCCTGATACTGAAACTTGTGCATCTTTTTTTATTGAAGTTATTGCAGTACAAATATTTATTTTCATAATTAACCTTTAATTTCCATTACTATTATTTGTGCTACACGATTAGTAGAACCCATATATCCAGTTCCACCAGAAACTCTCATATAGCATTGGTAAGTTATTGCAGAAGTTGTATTTGGTGAATCTAAATGACAATAAGATACAACACCATCTATTGCAGCATTAAAAGTATCAATATATCCTATTCCATTTGAACCACCTAAATTGGTTGAATCTTTAAAAATCGTATAAAAAACAACAGCAGAATTAGTATAACCATAATGAGTAGCAAATATTGCAAATTTACTAGAAGTTGCTGATGGAGTAATTGTTACTGATAATGTATTTGAAGCAGTAACAAAAGATGTTGATGTTGTACTTCTTTGTGTTGAATCGGTAGCACCTAAAACCTGAATAACTTGTCCAGCAGTAGCACCAACACCAGATAATTTTGTAGAAGCGATTGCGGCACTTGCATTTATATCTGCATTGACAATAGTACCATCTACAATCTTTGCAGATGTTATAATACCATCAGCTATATCCGCAGAAGTTAAAGGAACTTGTGCTGGTGTATTTCCTATAAAAGGCATTGTTTATTCCTATGTTGAAATATCGTCAACTGCACTAACAATTACATCTAAAGATGTAGCTGTGTCAGAAATTACTTTTAGTGCATCACCAGATTCAAGAACGAATTTAGCACCACCATCAATAACTTGTAATGATGATCCTGCTGGAATTGGTGCATTTTTTACTATGTAATAATCTGCAGCACTTGATGTAATATATACTGAAGCATTAACAGCTGAAGCAGTTGTGTTAGCTATAGATATTCCTATAATTGTATCGTAACTATTTGCAGTTAATAATGTACTAGCAGAAGTTGTTACGTTTCTTGCTATGTATCTTCTAAAATTTTGTGCCATTTAAATCCTTATTTAAATTTCTTTATTGAGTTTACGAAATAAAGCCATAGTATATTTTTCATTATAATGCAATAGAAACAGCTAAAGCAAAACCTTTTGTTGCAAAAGTGCTTGTATCAGTAGCCTCTACATTTAACCAAGCAGAACCTGTATAATATTTCAATACACTAGATGTTGTGTTAAAGTAAAGATCACCAGCATTTAAAGGATCACCATCATTATCTACTGAAGGATCATTTGCTTTAGCACCTAAATATGTATCATCAAAACTATCTGTTGCGGCTAGAGCTGCATCTCTTGCACTGTTTGCCGCATTAGCTGCGTTACTAGCAGTGTTAGCAAAGTTACTAGAATTATTAGCAAAGTTACTTGAGTTAGCTGCATGGTTACTAGATGTATTAGCAAAGTTACTAGAATTAGCAGAATGATTAGATGAATTACTTGCATGATTGCTAGAAGCATTGGCAAAGTTTGAGCTGTTTGCCGCATGATTTGAACTGTTGTTTGCGAAGTTAGATGAATTGGCAGAATGATTACTAGAAGCATTTGCACTATTAGAACTATTGTTAGCAAAGTTGCTAGAATTTGATGCGTGGTTTGCTGATGTGTTAGCACTATTGCTAGAATTGTTTGCAAAATTACTTGAGTTACTAGAATGATTTGATGCTGAGTTTGCACTGTTACTAGAATTGTTTGCAAAGTTAGAAGCATTGCTAGCAGAATTTGCGGCAGCATTAGCATTAGCACTTACATCAGCTAAATAAGTTGAAGCTGTATTAGCAGAATTAGAAGCATTGTTTGCAAAATTACTAGAATTTGATGCATGATTAGCAGATGCGTTAGCAAAATTAGATGAGTTGTTAGAAAAATTAGAACTGTTAGATGCAGAGTTCGCAGCTGCATTAGCTGAGTTTGTAGCAGATTGTGCATCAACAATTAAATCCCATTTAGCTACATCAGCATTAGAACTGATTGGAGTTGTACCTGTAGATGTGTGAGTTGTATTACAAAGATATACGTTATTGTTAGAACCATCTTTTACAATATCTCTGGCATTGTATGTAACTCCAGCACTCCATGAACCTCTGTTAGTTCCAAGCTCTTGTGTAACTGATAATTCGCCATTAGTATCAAATGCTAGAATTTTATTAGCACGATCTGTAGCACCTACAGTAAACTCAGTAGATGTCATTGTATTTGTTTTAGATAATTTTAAAGATCTTGTTACTTCTTCTTGCAATTGTTGAATTGCCATTGTTGCTCTGTCTAAACCTTCTTCATGAGATTCAGCAGGGAATGGATCGTTAGCGATATAATCTATTGATTGTGTTTGTGGAATGTTACGTCTTAATACAACTGTCTGAGTTGATGTTGGAATATTACCAGCTGTGAATATAACTGATCCACCACCAGCGTTACCTGCACCTGTTACAGTATAGTGAGTTGTAATAGTCTTAGTTGTTTCAGTTCCATTAGCTGAACGTATAATTACTTGAATATCTGAGTCTTGGAATATCTTAAATGTATATGAAAACGTAGTTGTAGAATTATCACCTGCGTAACTATTCTTAACTGTAGTTGAAGATATTGTCATAAAGTTCCTTTATTATATTTTAATCACTATGTCTATTATTATTCTAAACCTTTTGGTATTTGTTTTTCACCAGCTTTTAAAGGTGTAAGCATTTGATACTTATATCCTTGTGATTTCTCTATTTCTTTTCTAACTTCTGGATATTTCTGTAACATATTAGCATAAGCTAATTTTTTATAACCTTCAAATATTCTTTTAACAATATACTCTTTACCACCATCAAATGTTTCATCACCTTCTTTAGCTGATTTATATTGTGATGTTTTAAATGTATTTTCTAATTTTTGTTTAAGTGTTGTGCCATCAAAATCCTTAGCTTTACCAACCTGTTCTAACCAATAATCATAAGCAGTTTGATCTCCTTTTTTAAATTCAGTTAAATCAACTTTAAACTTTTTAGTTTCTGGTGCTGATAGTGTTAATTTAAGTCTTGCAACTTCATAAGATACTGGATCTTGTTTAACATCTGATGATTTTCCAACCATTGTTGGTCCCATAAACCAAAAAGAGAAAGAAGCTACGCCATCTGGATTTATAACTAATCCTGTTGGTTTCTTTTCAATAGGTTCGCCAGTTAATATATCTCTTTTTGTTTCTAAGTAACCTTTAGCAAAAGGAGTCTTAGCAATAACCTGATCTATAAATGATCTTGTTTCTAGTGCTTCTTTATCTGGATCTAATATTCCTGGTATTCCTTGTGATCTAAATGATACAAAAGGAATAATATTACCTACAACTCCACCAAAGAATTGAGAAATGTTTTTAGGGGTAGGTTCAGCTAAAACTTCAAACACATCTGATAATCCTCTTAAATAAGTTTTATTAGTTACATTTTTAAATACTGTTAAAAATGCAGAACCAAATATATCTGATTTATCTTCATCATTAATGTTTGCTATATTTTCTTTTAAATCTGCCATAATACCTAAAACATAAAAACGAGGATCCATTCTGTTGTATTGAACATAAGTTACTGTTCCATCTGAATTTTGTCTTGCAAATGAATAAGGTTGCCATCCAAGAGATAACCATTGTTTTTTAATATCAAAGTTTGCTGGACCATTACCTGTAAGTTTAGGTAATCTCATACCATCTTTAGTTTCAACATATTCTAATGCAACATCTAGTGCATACATTGTTCCAGCGAATCCTAGAGCTTGTCTTCCTAAAACTTCTGCTCTTGCACGTCTATCTCCACTATTCCATAACTCTTGATTTTGTTTTGTTAAAGCACCAAAACCTGGAACACGATTACTAAAATGCCTCCATAAGTTAGTTGGAGTTCTAATAAATGGCATAATAAATCTAAACTCAGGAGATTGTCTTAAAAAGTTTTCAATCTTAGATCCCCAGTTTAAATAAGAACCATTAGTTAATGAATTAGTAAATGTAGATTCTCTAGCATATTGTAATGCTTTTTCATTAATAGGATTATTTTTAATATTTGCTAATCCATTTTCATCAAATCCTTCTTTTAAAATTCTTTCAATATTCTTTTTACCTTCTTTAGATGTAATATCTAAACCAAGTTCCATTGTATTTTCTAAAGCATTAGAAAGTAATCTTCCTCTGTAATTAACTTGTTTTAAAAATTCATCACTTGTAATTAATAATCTTGATGGAAGTTCAACAACTCTACCAATCCAATCTACTGCAGTTCCAACTCTTCCATTAAATCCTAAATTAGCTGCACTGATTGGTCTTACTGTTTTACCATTAACAATTTGTAAATTATCTTGAGTTCTAGCAAGTGGATCAAGAACAGCATCTCCTTGTCTTAGTGCTATACCTACAGCTTTCCAAGTATCTTTGAATGATGTTACCATTCCACGATACTGAGCAAATCCTAATTGAATTGATTTTTTATCTCTTGCAATAGCACCACCAATAACTTGTTCCATTGGTCTAATTAGTGCTTCATATAATCCACTTTTTAAGTTTACTGCTTGTGTAAATACACCAGATAGTAATGAGTTAATATAAGCAGAGTTAAATACTTCTATTGCTTTTTGATATTTAGTTTTACCAGCATTTTGAATAACCTCATCTAAAGAACCTTTGCTAAATTTCTTAGCAAGAATAATAGGATTAGAATTATATAATCTTACAAATTGAGCTGCTTTTTCTGCGTCAATAACTTTACCACCTACTGCACCAACTTGTACTCTACCAGCTTGAGTTACTCTTGCTGCACCTCTTATTTGTTCTTTTAATGAATAAGTTACATTTTGAATTAGATTTGCATAATTAGCAATTTCTTGTCTAGCTTCTTTAGTCCAAAGTTTTTCATTTTCACCAAACTGAGCTATATATTTAATAGATGTATCTTGTAAATTTCTAGCAATTTCTTGCAATACCATTTTAGATGCTAACATTCTAACTGTTCCTTGTTTAGCAGCTTCAGTTTGTTTTGGTAATGCTCTTAATATTTCATCTTTATTTCTTGCTAATGTTTTTGCAAGTTCTTCTGCAACGTCATTTCTTAACACGTCATTTTCTAAAAAGTTTTTAGTAGCATCATCAAATTGATCTGCAACATCATCTATTGTTTTAAGAACATGCTCAGCATTTCTAAATGATTTAGTATTTAATATTTTTTTAATAAAAGATTCTGAATCTGTTTTTGCAGTCTTTTCACCAATTTTAAATTCTTTTGTAAGCTCATCTACATTAATTGCATTATTACCATCAACGATTGCTTTTTTAACAACAGGTGATGTTTTGTTACCAGCCTGTACTTCTTTTATTGCCTCACCAGCTTCTTTATAAATAGCATTCTTTTCATCAAAATTTTGTGTGGCTTTAGCTTTTTTAAATGCTTTAATACCAAACAGAACTCCTTCTGCAACACCTCCAACAATCATACCCTCTAAAACATTTTTTAATCTTCCTTCCATTTCTGTATCTTCTACATCTGTAGCAAGATATTGAGTAACAGCATTGTTTAATACTGGTGAATCAAACTCAACTAACATATCAGATAATCTTCCTTCGTTAGGATCAAACACAGTAAGATCTGCAACAGCTCCTGCAGCCATACCTCTTAATGCTGTAACTCCAAAACCACCAACTAATCCTGCTCCTTTAAGAAATTTGTTTGGTGTATAAAACCCAGTAACAAATCTTGAAACTCCTTCAGTAATATTACCAGCTAATGTTTTTGGTTTATAAAATAATGGTAACTGTCTTTCTTCTGAATATCTTTTTTCTTTCCATCTTGTTGGTGAAACATATTGTGGAATAAAATCTTTGAATGATAATTTTCCATCTTTATCACCAAATTCAATACCACCTAAAGATACAATATTTTCATCTAAGAAATCTCCTTGTTCTTCAACAGCATTAACAACTCCTTGTGGAATTGATAAAGTCATATCCCCCACAGTACGCCAAAAACCAAAATCATCTTCCTTTGGATCTTTAACTAAACCAGATTGCTTAGGTTGTATTTTTTCATAATTTCTTTTTTCTTCATTAAAAAAATTTAATAAATTAGGATCTACAGGTTGAGGTTTGCCAGTAGGCTTAGGTTCTGGTGCCACTGTTTCTGTAACAGGAACAGGTGGTGTGTTTATATTTTTATTAGGAGTATCTGGTGTAGAGAAAAACTCCTGCAAAGCTGGATCAATAGTAGGCATTTATTCCTTCTGTCTTGATTGAATAACTTTTTGATATTCTTTTAAAAAACCATTAACATCTGGATTACCATTTTTATCTTTATATCCATTTAATTTAGCTAATGTTTTTAACTGATTAGGTTGAGTAGGATCTAAATTATAAGATGTAATAAGATCAGCAATCTGTTGTTTTTCTCTTACAATATTAAATTTGTTTTTCTGTAAATCAAATGTTGTAATGTTTGCAATATCTGCATCTCTATATTTATCAATTAATAAAGTTGATAATTCTTTTGCATATAATTTTTTCTCTAATACAGAAGCAGAAGGATTAGCAGCTAAGAATTGATTAAGTCTTTGATCATATTCAAAACCAGATTCTGTTGCTAAAGTTTTATTTCTTTGACCAGATAAATCTGGAACAATGGCATTATAAAATGTTTTTTGTAATATATCTTTTTGAGCAACACTATATTCATTAACCTCTGTTCCTCTAACAACTTTAGTTCTAATTTCATCATGTGCTATAGATTCTGATAATAAATTTTGTTTAAAATCACTCCAATCGCTTTGTTGTTTTCCTGTTAATACTTTTTTACCATTAGCTCTTTGTAATGTTTCAAATTCATTTGCTATCTGTATTGCTCTATCGTAATCAGAATTAGGATCTCCTTTAACTGCAATCTTAGAAATCTTTTCTTTATAAGTAATAAATAATGCTTTTGATAATTCATCATCTTTAACAAATCTTGTAGCACCAAATGCTTCATCCATCTTAGCAAAGTTTTCTTTAGCATTTGTAGTTCCAATAACTGAATCTAAATCTAATAAAAACAAATCACGTTCAACAGCATTTCTTTTATTAATTTCATCTATTGGAGATAATTGCATAGACTTAACAAAGTCAGTTGCATTGTCTAACATTTGTGTTTTAACTTGTGCTTTAATAATAGGATTGTCTTTATAAGTTTGATACTTAGCAGCTAAAGTATTTTGTTCAGTATTGTAAGTATTTGTGCTTTCAGTTTCTAATGCTTTGAATGATTGTTTTTTAATATTGTAAATGTAATCACCATACTCAAGATCTAAATTTTGTTTTATTCTTTCTCTTACGCCAAGATTAGAAATATTAGATAATTTTTGTTTTGTTAATTGTTCCCATTTATTAGAAAAATTTTGAATAGCATTTGTTTCATTAAAATTATTTTCTTCTTGTTTTAAAAATTTATCTGCTTCGCCTTTTATAATAAAAGTTTCTTTTTTAGCTTCAACTTTTTCTGTTAAATCTTGTTGAGCAACATAATAATCACTTAATTTTTGCATTGCTGGAATCAATTGAGCAATGGGTCCACCAGTTAAAGGTGCTTGGTATTGAGTTTTAATATCAGCAACATCTGAAGTAATTCTTGTCTGTGCTGTAAATGTAGGTATTTTTGGCATAGTTTAAGCGAATGGGTTAGGTACACTTCCTAGTAATGTTTGACCAGGTTTTGATTGACCAAAAGAAAAAGCGGCACTAGCTAATGTTCCTAAAGCTGCTGCTCTACCTTGTTGTCTAGCAACTCCACCTTGTATTCTCGCAAAGTTAGCTTCATTAAATTTAGATTGTTGTGCTATTTTAGAATTGTAAGTAATTGTGTTTCTTTCTAATTGTGCTTGTGTATCATTATTATGTAATATTCTTAATCCAGATCCAGATAAATCTGCACCAGATGTTAAAATTCTAGTTTTAGTTTGTCCCTGAAGTTGTGAAAATTTTTGATCAAATCTTTGTAAATCAACTTCATTTTGTTTTTCTATTTGTGCTGCTTCTTGTTCAGCTATCTGTGCATTTCTATTATAAACTTGTTGATTATATTTTCCAGCTGCACTTTGATTTTTAGCTTGAACTACTTGAAAGCCTAATTGTACAAAAGGTATTGCCTGTGCCATTAGTAAATCCTCGCAAATCTATAATGATCGCTACCATCAAATCCGTAGTGCTTCATTAATCCTTCATTAGTAAATCCTAACCATTTAGCAAATCTAATTCCAATTCCAAAGTCTGCACGAACTGCAGTTTGTAATCTTTTAATATTATTTGTTTTAGCTAAATGATCTAAATTTTGTTTAACTGCTTTCGCAATTGTTATTGGATGATTCCATACATCATTTTTACCAAGAAACCAACCCTCAGCTACATTACCCCATACTCTTTTCATACCAGCTGATGCAATAACTTCATTATTAATTAATCCTGTAAATGCTAAACCATCTTGTTCTAAACTCATACATTCAACATTATTATCTTTTTTAATAAACTCAGCATCTCTTTGAGTAAGCATGTGGTTCATTTGGGATTCCATGATTATTTTACCATGATCTGAAATATAAGGAATTATAATTAATCTATTAGTCATTTGTTATTAATTCTGGGTATAACGATAAAATTGTTAAAGGTAAAGGTTGAGTTTGACGTACATATATAAAACCATCAGTTTCATAGTTGCCTCTAAACTCTACTTCTTTATCACCTGTAAATACTGGTATAGCTTGATCCATAGGATTAGCAGAAGATCTAAATGGTATAGCTTCCATATTGTTTAAATCTGGACCAACTTCAACACCAATAGATTCATATAATCTAATAGAGATATTAAATATTCTTTTTGTTTTAGCTTGAGATGTACCATTTTGAGCTCCAGCATCTAATCTCATAGTTTGTAATAGTGATGTATATTTTAATCCAACTTTAACTTTAGTAGATGATCTTGCTAAAGTAATAGATCCACCAGATACAGTTCTGTCTGGATGTGTTGCACCATTTGCAAGAACAGATACAACTTGTCCCTCAAGATGATCTAATCCTGTAATTGTAGTAGTTGCAGATCCAGAGTAAGCAAGTTGTGAATCTAAGAAATTAAATTCTGTATTATCTGTTTCATTAAAATCAAATTGATTGATGTATTCAACATAACGTCTTGTTACACCATTGATTGTTCTTTTGATAACAACCCATGTTTGATATTCTTTATCATCTGTTGGAATAGTAGCTATAGATTCGCATACTGCAATACCATTTCCAAATGCACCACCAAATATATGTTGATGCCAAGCAACAACTTGTTGTTCTCTTTGATAAGTTAAACCAACTAATCTTCCATCTGATCTAACACACCAAATAACTTGATTAGGTTCTTGTTGATAAGACATAGAGTTAATTCCAGATTCTGAAATATGTTCAGCAAGAATAGTCATGTCAGGAGCAACATAACCATCAACATCAAAGTTATAAGCTAGTTCTCTAATCTTTCTTTTAGCACGTTGCAAAAACAGAGTTACGTTACCTACTGGTATAGCATCTATATTTGCACAACCATGGTTAGATTGTTTTTTAATAAGAATGTTTGTTGGAGTTACAGGATCATCTGTACCACCACCTGATACTGAAAATTCTCCACCTACTGTGCCAACGATTAGTGTTCGTGTTGCAGATAAAAATCTAATTGCATTAACTTGGTTAGAAGCGATTGTATAAATGATTGCATCATCATCAGCTACTGTACCATGATAATTATCATCCATGTTTTCATAATCACCTGATTTAGAAAAGAATAAAGTTTGTGGTTGATGTTCAGTTCCTGCAAATACTAATCTTTGTTCATAGAAAGTTACGCAAGAAGGATAACCTGTATATTCTGACCACGCACCTAAAGCCCAGTCAGTATCTGCAGTGGTCTTACCTAAATCTTTAATAACAGTTCCAACAACTACTGTTGTAGATGTAATAGATGTAATTTCAAAATGACCAGTATTAAAATGAACTATTCTTCCAATATCAGCAGATGTAAAACCATTACCATCATTAATACCAGTAACTGCTGAGAATGTTGCTGTAACAGTATCACCAACGTTTTTATGTGATGGTGTCATTGTTGTTGTTGTAATATTATGATCTAAGAATGGTCCATTAGAAAAATCAACATCTGTAATAGTCCAAGAGGTATGACCAGTTCTTGATAATTTTCTTGGTGGAAAATCAGGATGACAAATGTACATAACGTCAGCTGATTGAGCAAATTTTAAATCTGGTAGATCTGCAGTTTCGTAAGTTGTTGTTAATGTATAAACTCTATTTGCAACTCCACCTGATGTATAAGCAGTGTAAGAAGATGTATTAACATTGTTGCCATCTATATCTTGTAATTGAAATGTATTTGTTGCAACACTTGCAACTTTAAATCTTTTACCATTTACTTGTGTCATTCCCACAACACCAGAAATAACAACTGTATCTCCATTAGCAAAACCATGCGATGAAGATGTAACAACACCAGGGTTAGCTTGTGTAATTCCTGTTATAGTTTTACTTGATTCTAATATTGCACCATTATCTTTATAGAAACGAATATATAAATTTCCAAATTCTAAAATGTAAGTTTGTGTTGTTGAAAATTCAAAAGGAATTAATCTTGTAAATGCAGATGATGTTTTAACTTCTGCTACAAATGTTGTGCCTGGTCTTCTAGCTGCAGATCCATGAGGATAAACAACCATGTTTTGTAATGTCTTACAACCAGATGCGTATTTAGTTAGATCATTTCTACCATCTAAACGTGGTGATAATTCTCCACCTGTAAAGTTTGTTAATTGAACAGCAACTCTAGCCATGGTTTTTAAAACCTAGAGTTAATAAACGTATTTGAATCTACTACAGATGCCATACCCATTTCTTGATCTGTATTATATCCTTCTGTTGAATCTACGAATCTAGCATCTTTTAATTTCTCTTGATACAATGAATACATTTGCTGAGCTACTGGATTAGATGAAGTTACTGCATAAGCAATATCAGCAGCTAACGCAGCACTTAAAACTTCTCTTAGTAATTGATCGTATTCGTTAGGATCTTCAACTCTTGATATGTATAATATTTTCATAGAAGATGCGTGAGATAAAATTTTTCTACCTTCTACAACGTGATCAGATTCGTAATCTAAAATTTTAATTAATCTTAAACAGTCTGATGGTAATGTAAATTGTTTTGTAAATCCCCAAGCTGGTGTTTCTGTATCAGCTGGTAGTTGAGCTCTTTTTAATAAACAGTTCCAAGGATGATGTCTAAATACTGCATCTCTTACATTCAAATATCTAGCATTGCAAAGTCTTGCATTTTTAGAATCTTCTGTAAGTGTTAAGATTGTAGATGCACCTAATTGATTTAAAGCACCATTGCATATTTCTACTATACTTGCCATGAAATTATTAATAATTTGTTAATATAATTGAATATATTAATTTTTTAATATTACCAACATATATTTTTATCTAATATTTTGTTGGATTTAGACATATTTATATTAGATTTAAGATACTGTAAATTCCAATAAACATGTAATCCAGAAACATTTTTACCTTTTAATGGTATAATGTGATCAACATGATAGCCTTTTGGACAATTTTTATAAATTTCTTTTATTTTATTTATATTACTCCATTTTGGAGTGGCTTTTAATTTTAATGCTCTTCTATTTGCTGATCTAATTAAATTATATAATCTTCCATGTTCTGATTTAGACCATTTTTTATAAGCATTTTTTACTACTATTTTTCCAATTTTACTTTTTCTATATTGTTCTCTAATTTTTTTTCCTTTTGTTTCATACCATTTTTTTGATCTTAATTTTGATTTTTCTGTTTTATTATATTTTTCTTGTCTTATTTTTAAAAGTATTTTTGATTTTGGTGAATTATAATATTTTTTGTTTCTACATTCTTTAGAACAAAATTTTTTTATATTATTATGAGTTGTATCTTTAAATTTATTATTACAAATGAAACAATTTTTCATTAATCTTTCTTTATAATATATTTACGTCTTAATTGTCTAGGTTTAACCAATGCAAAGATCTCAGCTTCTGTAAGTTCTAAGTCTTTATCAAAACCATGATGTGCAGTTGATGTATGTTTAAATCTATCAACTAGAACATAGCGATAGATATAATCTTTATTTTGGAAATGTAAAATGGTTTTTACTTCGTTGATTTTCTTCATTGTAGATAGTGGGGATTTTTAGTCCCCACTATTTAAAGTAGTAATTAGCTTACTGTGTATTCAATAACAAAGCTAACATCACCAGCTGTATCGCCAGCTCCTGGGAAAGATAAACCTACAAAGTAAGTCAATCCTGAATCAGAAGAAAGTCCAGCATCTTGCCAAACTTTTTGTCCACATTTGTTAATATCTCTAGCTTCAAAAGCCACTTCCACACCTGTTGTGTTAGCAGATCTTAAAGTAGTAATAGCAGAAGCATAAGCGTCAGCATCTACAACAGATAAATCTTGTTTGTAAATACCAACATCCGCAGTGTTTGTAGTGCTAGAATCTAAATCATCATTGAAGATTTTGATTGAAGTAATACTCGCATTGCTTGGGATTGGTGCTAACATAACTGTATCGTTAGCTCCTAGATCAGCAACTGCTAATGCTATTGTTCCAGCTGCAACTCTTTTCACACCATGTAATTGTTGTGCAGAGCTTAATACTTGAGGAACAGCAACAAAATTAGTTACTAGATCACTATTTGCGTTTGACATATTTTATTCTCCTATTGTTAATTATTATTCGTCGCAAGCAATTTCCACAACTTTTTCTTCTTCCATTCTAGTAGCTCCGATGCTCATAGAGTAGTAAACTTGAGTGCTGTAAGATTTATCAGCTCTCTCGTCTATTCTCGCTACAACATCTTGACCCACTGCTAATTTAATAGCATCTTGAGTGAAAGCGTAACATAGTCTGTCGTCAGTGTTAGTTGCGTCAAATTTCAATCTGTTAGAAACGATGAATTTAAATCCTAAGAAAGAATCTAATTGTCCCTGAACAAGAGCTTTAACAGTGTTAAAGTCACTTGAAGTAACTTCAGTTGTTCCTAATAAATTGTTGATTTGAGTTGGACCACATACGAAGTATCTAGGCAAGCTAGGATCAACATCGTTTAAGTCCAATATTTTTTTTGCTTCTCTTAGTTTAGCAATAGTTAAACCATCAGTTTGAGATGCACTGTATGGTTTCTGTCCAGATGGAAGTGATACAGAAGTAGATCCTGTTTCACCAGTGTATGATGTTCCACCTAAAGCAGTGATTACTACATCATCCATCGCTCTTCCCATAGCAGCAGCCGCAGCTTTTGCGTAAGAAGAAGTTGGATCAATTAATAATCTAACTTTATCTGCATTGTCTATTAGATCAGCCCACTCGTAATCTGCAAGACTTACTCGTCTTCTAGAGTGAGGCGTATCAATCTGTGGAGTATCAGCGTGTCTAGAAGCTCTTAGAACAGCAGTTGTTTTACCAACTTGATCAAAGAACGCATTCTTTCCTACTACTGACTCAACATCCACAGCTCCTCTTAGTAATGATCCCATTTGCTGAGATAACATTTGTACGTTTGAACTGTACTGCTGTACAAAAGCAGTTGTTATTTGATTTGACATAGTGTCATTTCCTTTATGTTAAGTTAAGTTTAAGTTTTAGTTTCAGAAAGTTCCCCACCAAAAGATAGGCTATCTTGCATTTAACGACTGTTAGTCGGTTGTCTTTCCAACAGGCATGTAAGGTTCTAATAGAATTGTCTTACAATTTCTAAGGTAACTTAATTAAAAATCACCCTAGAAATCGCAATATAGTATTTTTGATTTGATTGCAATAAAATTATTGAGTCAATAATTCTCTTAATGCAAGCACCTGATTTACTACTTTGTTATGGTTAGGGTGCATTTTATTCCAATAAGCACCTTGTTTATCAGATGTTAATTCATCTATTTCTCTTTCAATATCTCTACCTTGAAGAACATTATCAGCTTCTGTACCAATAATTTTATCTTCAGATAATAGATTAGCAATATTAGCAAATGCTTTAATAATCTTTGGATTATCACCTAATCTAGTACCATCTCTTAATTGAGTATCAAGAAGTTCTGGTTCTAAATAAGTTTGAGCAACATTGGCAGCTTTTCTTAAGTTGTCATCGTATGCTCTTCCCCATTCAGCTCTTAAAGCATTAGTAGCTTCAGCTTGTGCAGCTTCCATATTCACTGACATTTCTTTTGCTGAGCCTTCTAATGTTGATTTATAAAACTCTAGAATACCTTGAGCTTGTTTATTATTTAAACCTAGCTTGTGAGCATTCTGTGCGAATCCTTTGATTATATTTTCATCAACAGGAGCAACATCCGTTTTAAGTTCTAAAGTATATTTATCAGGAGATTCTGGTCTGCCTAATTTATTATATACTTCATTCCACTGTTCATCTGTTGCAGACTTTCCTGGAAGAGGAATCTTATCAGTTCCAATCATAGATACTGCATTGATGTAGCTTTTAGCTAGTGCATCTAATTCAGTAAATTTTTCTATATTTGGATTTGATCTGTACTCTTGTGAGATTGCTTCTTTCCAAGTCTTACCAGAAAGTGGTTGAGTTGGTTGTTGTGTTGAGCTTAGTATTGGTGTTGCTGTTGCGGTTGTTTGTGTTGTTGTTTCAGTTGCAACAGGCTGAGTTACCTCAGTTGTCTGTATTTGTTCTGACATTTATTTTCCTTTTAGTTTATCATTAAGCAGCATGTTTTTAATAAATAGAAGAACGCTGCGTTGTCCCTCCATATATGCACTTTCATGACTATCCCCTCTTACATTAGTGGTAGCATTATAGTGGCATCTCTTTTCTAAATCTTGCATGACAATCTTGCCATGATCAGATTCAAAAACTATTTTATAATATTCTTTTAATTTATTTACTTGGTCTTCCATTTATTTTCCTTTCAGTTGTTATTCAGATCTAATTAACTCTTGTGCCTCCTCAGGTAATGCTTTTGCAAGTGGAGCTATTTGACCACCTGCTTGTGCAACTTGTTGTAATTGTTGCAATTGCATTTGTTGATCTGCTTGTTGTTGTTTCTGTTGTCTAATCGCATTAACTTCTGATTTAGAATTTAATACTTTAGCAGGAACTCCAACAATATCAGCCAAATGTGTAACTAGATTATCAATATTAATATGATCAAATACTGGAGATACTTGTGCAAGTGATCCGAATATTTCAATCGCTCTCATAATAGATTGTAGTTCAGAAGATCTTTGTGCTTTAGCTAAAGGTGATACATATTCAATTTGAATATCTACACCTGATAAGAAATCTGGTGCTGGTCTAAATAATTTTTTTCTAAGTAATATTGCAAAAGTTCTATCAATTAATGGTCTTAATAATTCAGATTGTAATCTTCCAAGAACTGGACCAAGTAATCTCATCTTCTCTTCGTTACGTTGTACAACTTCTGTTGCAGTCATTTGTGGTCCAGATTGCATCATTAATTGATTTACATAAAACGTATCTCTAATTGCATTTCTTCTTTGCTCTTCCATGTTTAAACCTAATGGATTATTTGCACCAATGTTTAATGGTTCAATTCTATCTCTAGTACCTGCTCTATAAAAATTTAATCCACCTGGTACTGTTCTTACTGGTAATATAAATCCATCATCAGGAACCAATAGTGGAGGATCAACTTGTTTTTGTGCAGCTTTAATAGTTGTCTTAGACATTTCATTTAACATCTTAACATCTGGTAAAGCAGTCATAGCAGGAGATCTTCCGTAGATTTCAAATGATGCTTTTAAATAACGTGGTACAACGTATGGGAATTCATTAAATCCTGATTGAGATATTTCGTGTTTGTTTTCTGGTTCAATATAGCAAGAAGCAAATGGCATATTCTTGTTATCTTTTTTTCTAGGATCGTAATTCTCTCTTGGATATACAACGTGAAGAATTGTAATTTCTTCATAAGGATCTTTTAATGCAATACCTCTAGTTGTTTTAGAAACATTCTTTTCTCCAAATTGCATAATCGCAGCACGAGCTGTAAGTTTAAATTTTCTAAATACTGTATCTACTTTTCCTTTATTGTTTTCTGAAATGTAAACTTCTCCAATGTGTCTTGTAGAAAATCTTACTATGTCTTCTTCATCTTCTTCAATGTACATTGCTGCTGTACCGAAAGTAATTAGATCGTGATACAGTTCAAATATTTCTTGTTGAAAATTAGATCTATTAAATGCTTCATACATTTTCTCAGTTGAATCTTCTAACCATTCTTTAGCTGCATCTTCATCTACTAAATCTATATTTTTAAATTTTAATGAGAACCAAGGTGTAGATGGATTAGTTAACATACCATGTAGAGATGCAGATAACAATTCCACTGCATGTAATGGTGATGAATCAAATATTAATTCAGAACGTTTATCTCCTGGTGATCTTCTTTTAGTTACATCTGCTTTTCTTGGCATCATGTAATCTGAAACTTCTTGCCAATGCGATTCCCACGTTTGTCTTTGTGTTACTAATTTTCCAAATCTCTTTAAGAGATCTTTTACTAAATCCGTTTCACCCATTGTTTATCCTAATAAAGTTGGTGTGCCTAAAGTTGCACCTTCTGAAAGACCAGCTGATCCTGTTAGTATCGTTGGAGATCTACCACGTCTTCTTCTTTTAATTCCTTTTTCATCCATATCAGTTGTTGTAGCCTGAGATACTTCTGCAGTAGTTGGTGCAGCGGCTACAGGTTGTGGTGCAGGAGCAGATGGAGATTTAAAAGGATTTGGTATTGGACCACCCATATTACATTCCTAATAAAGTTTTTTTCTCTGTCGTTGCTTCTTCAACTAATGGAGATGTTAATATTGTACTTGCTCTACCTTTACGTCTTCTTTCAATTGCGTCTTGTTCAGATTTAATTCTTGCCTGTTCCTCTTCTGACAACTTAGTAGAAGGTGGTTCTGGCAATGGTTGCACTGGTGGCAACGATGGCATTTTCGGCGATAAGAATCCCATATTTATATAATCCTATAATCACTATCTGCTACACTTTGCGGTGCAGATTGTCTAGTATTTATTTCTTGGATTCCAACTGCAAGGTAACGCATAGCATCACAAGCGTGGGAACTCCAATCATGTACAGGCTTAGATCTAAACATTCTGTTTTTATCTATAAACTTCCTATGGTAGTGTCTTAACGCATCTATTAGTTTTTTGCAACTATCTGTATCAATCCAACATCTAGGTAATAACATTGTGGTAGCATGGATTCCATCTTCAAAAGGAATCTTAGGAACTACTTTAAAATTAACACCTAATTGATAAGCAACCTCACGTCTTGTTTTACCATTACTAAAATCAGTAACTTCAATATCATGGGGTGCAAAATGATCTTTATAAACATAGTCTTTGCTTTGTAGCATTTGAATATAATGCGGTAATCCTTGACCACGTTCTTCGTAGTAATCAATAATGTTTATAGCTCTACCCATTTGTTGAAAGAATATAACTGCTGAATGATCTGATACACCTAGATCCCACGCAGTAGAAACTGGTAGTGATGGATCATAAGGCACTCTTGTTAACTGCCTAGCATCTTCCATCTTAGTTATAATATCTCCATAAACAGCGCCTTCTATATTTGCAATCCAATCGCATTCAAACTCTTGTAGGTATTTCTTTTCACCCATTACTTTTTTCGCAGCGTCTAATTCGGCTTGATCAACTATTTTAGTTTCAGATGCTTTAGCTTTATAGTTAAACCATTCTTTATCGCCTTGTGCATGTTGGTAGAGTTCATAGAAGTTATTATTTGTTCCTTGTGGTGTACCAATAAATACGCACCATCCTTTTCTATCTGATAATGCTGGTCTAATAATTTCTGTAAATAGTTTACCTTGTACGTTTGCATACTCATCAATAACGCAACCATCTAAATAGATACCTCGTAATCCATCTGAGTTCTCTGAACCTAATAAAGTTATTCTTGAACCATTCGGTAAATCACAACGTAATTCTGTTTCATTGAATTTAACACCTGGTATTAATGCTGTGTATTGTTTCATATAATCCCAAGCAATTGATTTAGCTTGTTTGAATGTGGGTGCTATATAGGCGTATCTGGGTGCTTTGTTAGTAGAACGTAGTGCTGACATAAGTAAATGATTAATCATACAAACTGTTTTACCAAATCTTCTGTGGCAGACTAATACCGACCAGCGATATTTCTTCATATTGAAATGAAGTTCTATTTGCTTTTCTCTTGGGTAGTATGGAATTTTGTATTGTACAGTTCCACTGTTAATTACTGTTTCTGTAATCTGTGTCATTAGTGTATCGCTACAGTGTTGTTCATTAGTGTATAGCTTTAGACTTTGCATCATTTATGATTGCATTCTCAATATTCAATAACATCATTAACCAAGAACTAAATATTGCTGAATGTTCTTTGCTTTCAAATCCTGTGAACTTAACAGTTATGGAATTATCCTTTTCTATAAATACAACTGCTTTGACGTTAGAGTTGTAAAAGTCATCATCATCTTGGTGCATGTTTTTAAACATATACTATTAGTGGTATTTTAATATTATATTAAGGTTGGTCAGGCAAAGGAAAAAGGTGCGGGTTGTTTTGTGGATATACCCATTTATGTTTTTGGAAACTTTGGTGCGGCGGAATCCTGTGGAAGGCTGACTGGCTAAAGGTATCCTAAAAAGTCCCATGTATATATATAATAAAAATGGCGGCGGTTTATGGGGGTGTAGGGGGGGTGTTCAATCTGAAATTATGTGATATTTATACAACACCTATATTGTTGCATAGAATTAATTGGATGCAATAATACGCCAAATACAACCTACACTGCATTTCCGATAATAAATAGTTATCACCCTTGCACTGCAACATAATGGCATTACTATTGATAATCATAAATTATCACTACTAATAATTAATGTTGTATATTTATTACACAATGTTGCAATAACATCACACCGAATTATAAACGCATAACAAGCAAACGATTGGATGTGATTATAAATAGGATCTTTTATTGATCTTTTAATCTTAGTAATTACTCACACAACCAATGATTTTGTTTCATCTATTGTTTAATCTTAGTTGCTATTAAATTCCTAAAATACAATCTAATAGTTAGTTGTTTATAACTTGGTCCAATGTCCAGGATATGTTTAAAGCTATTTCTCTTTTATATAATTTTCTCTTTTTGCCTTTCCCTTTTTTAATTGGCGTAAAATATAGATATAAAGAAATAAGATAATAAAATCAGTTATTTAATATTTTAGTTCATTTTATGTATTTACTTATTATTATTCATACCCTAAAAGGTTATTTAATTAAACAACAAAGGTAAATAATATGAAAAGCAAAATAAGAGTAGTTTTTGAATATGATCATTTAGAAGTAGAATGGTATGGAACTTCTACATTTAATGTTTATTCAATAGATGAAACTGGAAGTAGAGATCATCATGCACTTGATTGTTTTACTAATTATAATGCTAAAACAATAGAACAGGCACAAGCTGCATCTGATGAATATATCAAACAAACTTATATGGAGGTTGCTTAAATGAAAATAACTACTGAACAATACAAATCTTTTAATAATGAATTTAAAGATTTAATAAGCAAGTTTTTTAATATTCATGTTGAAGACAATACAGCTTTTTATGCTTGGTATTCAACAAAGAGAAATGAAATAATTAATGATGTTGAAACATACCAATTTATTCAACAGTTCAGAAAAAAAGACGCAGCATAATTTTAACAACTTATTAGCCTATGATTTTTATAGGCTAATGAGATCTTAAAATAGGATCTATACTAGATTGACACCAATATGGTTACAATGATAGTATAACAACAAATAAACAATGGAGGGTAAAATGTACGTTATAGACTATAAAAATAAAACTATTGCTAAATTCAGCAATAAAAAATTGTCAGAGTTTTTAAATTCTGGTTTTGAAAAAAACAGATATTTATTTTCTGATAATAAATTAGAAGCAAAAAGAATAATTAGATTGTCTATTGCTTTTTTTGCTAAGTATAAACTTAATAAAAAGGCTGCATAATGAATTCAATTCAAACAATGAAAGAATACATTAGCACGTTTGATGATGAAAAACTTTTAAATGAATTTGATTTATATAGATCTGTTCATTCAAAGGGTATTAGAGAAATAATATACCAACAAATCATAGAATATGAATTATATTCTAGAAGATTACTGGACCATAAAATAATGGAAGATAATTACGAAATGGAGTATGCACAATGAAAACCTTTTATTATACTTTGGCTACAATACTTGGCTTTGTTAATATGATAGGCATAATAACAATTATGTACGTAGTTTTAAATTAAATGATTGAAATACTTTCAGACTATAATATTTTTGAAGCTGCTTTGTTAGTCTTGGCTTTGTTTTTTATTGTAGTCTGGAAGTATAAATAATTATTGATCTATAATTTCTTTTTTTTCTTCGTTTATCTTTTCATATTGAGTGTATTTCTGCTCAAGCTCTGGACTATCAAGCCAACTCACAACAATTGATTGTTGCTTATTAATATTAATATCCTTTGGCTTATCAGAATAAATATCTGAAATCTTAGAAGCAACCCACTTAACCATAGCTGCACGATCTCTGGTCCACACTACCACAGCAGGATCTAAAGTTTTATCATCTAGATTTGTATTATAAATTTGTAATAGTTTATCAACTAAAGTTTGAACACCTTGCCTTCTTGCTTCATCAATTCTGGCTTTGATCTCTTTGTTTTCTGGCTTTCTTAAGTAAGAGTAAAATTTGTGTAAGGTTATCGGTAAGACTTTTTGATTGGTAAAAATCTCTGTAAGCGTTAAACCTTCTGTCAGCAGCTCTTCTACTGTATTCAGATCGGTATCGTTTATTATCAATTCGTTCTTTGATTGTGGTGTTGTAGTAATTTCTGACATATTCTATTGGCTTGTTTTTAAACTGTTTTAAATTTGATAGCAACTTAATCCTATCCTCATCATCATAACCTGGCTTTTTAAAACCACCTCTTCCTTGCTTATGTTTAACACCGAAATTGTCTGAGGATTGTCCCCCATGCATCCTACAAAGATATCTAGGCGTACCATCTGCATTAAATGTATTAACTAAAAACCCTTTAGCTGAACATCTGATATTTGTTCTTCGTTTATTTGCCATGCAAGTAATCTTTCTGCTTGGTCTGCCTGGCATATCATTTCTTTTCCCATGGTTTAATACCATTTCGTTTGTTGTATTCTACCTTTGCTTTATAAGCTGCTGATCTGTTCTTGGCATTGGCTCTCATCGCAGCAGTTAATCTTTGGTCCAGTATATTTTTTGGCACAGCTCTTGCATCACGAGCCACTTGTTCTTGGTACTCAATGGCTTTTTGTACATAGTGAGGATGTTGTTTAATACATTGTTTTAGTTCTGGCAGTGTCAGACTAGCCAATTGAATAATCTTACTTTGTTTATCTAAAGAAGTATTATTAACTATACCATCTATTTTATTTATTAACTTTGTATTGGTTATATTAGATGGATAGTTAGATGGTATATTAGATGGTTCTATTAATACCTTTCCATTAGATACATTGATGTTTCTATTAGATACATCTATGTATCCATTAGATACATCTATGTTTCTATTAGATACATCTCGTTTAACATCATTAATCATAAAAATAGGGTTAATTACATATAGATTAGTTGATCTTAGGCGTTTCTTTATAAGCATTTTATTCTTAATCATAAGATTAATGCAACGATATATCGTCAAGCGGCTGACGCCAAGCATGTCTGCCATTAAAACAAGACGTGGGTGGCATTTACCAGTATTCTTATCTGCAAAGCGTAAAAGCACTGCGAGAACGGCAAAACACTGCAACTTCTTACCCTCTGGCAAGCCTAAATAACTAGGATGTTCAAACAAAGATACAGGTATTCTAATATGTGGTGTATATTTAGCCATTATTTACCTTGTATTTACACACTTTATCATGCTCAATCTGTAGTTTAAGCATTTCGTAATACCATTCCTCCTCTAGAATAGGGTTTAAATCGCTTTTAAAGGGGTATAGACGCTGAACTTTGAACTCTAGGCTATCCGTCTGAGGTATGGGTTTATAATACAGCAAAAAACAGGGTATATTTAAGCCTTTGGCTATGTATTCTACAACTGTGGTATATTTCTTGTAATTTCTACCAGTATCATAGACAGTTTCAATAACTGCCAGTGGTTTCCAGCAAGGTTTATTAATACATATTGGTACGCTATCAATATCTATATAGCCTATGTCTGAACATTTATTCCTATGCCACTCGGAATAGAAGTCGCCAAATCCACCAACAAAGTAATTATATCTTGCCATTAGTTTATAAGTTGCATCCCATAGTTATTAATTTTATTAGCAAAAACTTTATTATTTTTTTTAATTAATTTATTATTTTTAAATGGTTTATAATTAACACTGTGATGCCATCTATTAAACTTCCAAACAACATTAACAATATCAGGATGCTGCTCTTTTAAAGACTCAGCCATTTTTTTTCTTCCATCATTTTTATAAAGTGTATCTGTGTTTCCACCTTTCATTCTCATGGTAGTAATTTTACCAATCAAAAAAGCATTAAATAATATGGTGCAATAACCTGACTTTAAAACTCTAATAGATAAATCTGTATCTTCGTTATAAATTCCTCTCCATCTAAATGGTATTTTATTATCAATTAAAATACATGAATAAATTCTTGTATTAAAAACTATGGGTGGAACTTTATCTGTTGTCTTACAAAAATTATAATAATTAAAACCTGATAAAGCTACATTAGAATATCTATTTATAAAATCTTCTGCACATTTAAAAATTGTACCAGAGTTAACCTTTGGTTTCATGTTTCTATTTAATCTATGAAAACCTTCAATGTTATCATCCAATATCCAGTGCTTATCAAAACCAAGTGATATTGAGTGGTCCCATATCCAATTCCTAGCAGGAATAGATCCTTGATTTAAATTACTAAATGGAAGTTTTAATATTTTTTCTGCTGCAATATTTTTATTATAAAGATCAAATTCTTGTGGTTCTACTACAATTTTATATGGAACTTTCATAATTTCTAACTCTCTAACAGTTAGACAATTATTAAATCTTCCTTTTGATACTATGTAAACTGGATAACTAGGATTCATCTACATATCTTTTGTTTGAATTTATTCCTCTAATTAATTTTGGAAACCAAATGCTTTTGGTTTTTTTATTTAATGGTTGATTAATTAATTTTGAAAAATCATTTAAATCTTTTTCATTATCAAATCTTATTATAATCTTTGCATAAGGTTCTTGTTTTTCTTGTACAAATTCAGGCATATCTAACCATTCTTCCTGCCAGTTATTTTGCATTGTATTTTCTTTCATTAGTTATTAGATTTAATTTGTTCTTTTAATTTATATTTTAGTTGTTTAATTTCTTTATGCTGTTCAAGAATTAATCTTTCTAAAATATTTACATGATTTTTTAATCTATGAATTATAACTTCAAGATCATTAAATCCTCTGTTCTTTAAATCAATCATTGTTCTTAGCTCTTTCCTGCATAAGTTCTATATGCAAAACCTGTATCTCTTCGTTTAATCTATCTATTTCTTTTTTAAGTATGATTATTTTTTCGTTATACATATCAATCACGTCTTCAACGTGTAATGGTTGGTCAATCATTTCATCCTTTCATTTTATTAAACATTGTTCTCCAAAACCAAGATCTTAAAATAGATACAACTGTAAATATTAAAGCGATCTTAATTCCTACTAAAATAGTATGGTATAGATTGAACATTGGAAAAATAAATATCTGTATTAATAATGCTAATACAAATCCACTTCCAACATCAATCATAGACTCTACTAAACTCCGCACATTCCCTCGCATTCATTATTAAACATATCAGGTTGATCTTTTTTAATATCAAAGTTCACTTCATCTAAAGGAATACATTTTCTGTGTGTAAATAATTCATCATCTTGTTTTCTTGATCCTCTTCTAATTTTTTTATCAAACTCAACAGCATCAGCAAATTCTTCTGGTCTGTTATGTTTCATGAAGTACCAATACTTATCATCATGGAAGGGACAACATATACAAGCCGATTTCTCAGGTAATGGAAAAGCATTATCACTCATCCATTTAAGACAATCTTTTCTACTCATTTTTAAATCAATTAATGGGTGTACATTGTTAATATATTTATCTCTAGCTGGTTTCATTCTACTAATCTCATCAGTAGATATACCTATCCACTGATCAACAAACTTATCTTTAGGAAAATGTTTTTTATAAGTTATACTACACAGCTCTCTAATCTTTTTTCTAATTGGTTGTATCTTATAATCATTAGTACACTGACGCATAACCATACCCTTTTTACCAGTAATACTATTTTTAGTATAAAATGGAGCTACTAAAAATCTAGTACCATTTGATATAGAGTTTAGCATATCATCTTTGATGTTGCCTTTCATAACTGTATAAACTGGAAATGGTAATTGAGTTTTGATCCACTCTAAATATTCATAAACTTTCTTTGGCTCATACCCTGTGTCTGCAAAGATAGCACAATCAACTTTTGGCAGCACACCTTTAGCTGACATCAATGCCATAGTAGATGATTGAACTCCAACTCCTAAAGATATTACAGTTAAAACTTTTGATCGTTCCATTAGTTCTCCAATTTCTTAATTGAAACAACGCAGCCTTTAGGAATAACAACGCAATCTCCAAAGTCTATTGTGTCATCAGTATTAAAACTAAATGTTGCAAATGTTTTTACAAAGTGTGGTGTATCTTCATATAGATAACCAATAGTTGTACATGATGCTGGCATTAAATCTTTAAAATGCTCTTCACTATTCCAAGCATCATCACAAGAATTTATATCCATCCACTCAACAATAACTTTATCAAAGTTTATGGGTTTCATACCATGCCTCATAAAAATCATTGGGTGTGCACAAGTTATTAGTTTTTTCTGTAATAACTTTCATTAGTTTAGGATGAGGCAACCTTTGGCAATTCCTCCATCTTAAATAAGTTACCATTGGATTAGTACCTTTTAATCCAAAGAGTTTAGCCATTTCTTTATTGCTAAAATTATTATCCTCCTGAAATTTTAATAGTTTGTGTTTCATTTATTACATCTCCTTATCATTTGTTATTATTTGTTTAGCCTTTTTTAATGACTTTGCTTTGTCAAATTGTACTTCAATAAATTGACCAGCATATTTATTATTGTAGTATTTTGGATAACAACTTTTGTTTGGTATTTTTTTATTAATATAAAAAGTATTATTCTTTTTACTAATAACATATTCAAAGTTATTATTTTCAACTGTTGTTACATACCACTCGTATGTATCTTTCTTAACTTTTTTTCTGTTACCAAAACAATCAAATGTTTTGTGATAATTTTGCAACAGTTTCTTTGTTTGTTTGTTTAACTTATCTTTCATTTTTTAACCCTTTCTTTTGTTGTTTAAAAATACCATAAACTATATGGTTATTATAGTCAATACATATTTTTAAATTATTTATTTGACATGTATAACCAATAAAGGTAAACAGTATTTACAACAATGAAAGGTTTAAAATGGTTATTGATTTAACAAAGACTAATACTATTCCATCTTTAAAAAATATTGATGAGGATATTGCATTACAATTTTATAAAAAATTAAACTTAGATCACAGCTCTCCATCACAAGAGAATTTGTCTGACAGTGATTGGTTAGTTAGATACTGCCACTTCACTCAAGAAGATAGAAGATTAATGAACATCTCTTATCGTATGACTGCTGGTGTTTCTATTGGTAGAGCATCACAAAGATTTGTTTCTAAGTATATGTATGATGCTGAGAAAAAAATATTAAATGAAAAAATATCTCTGGACCAGATCATAGATGAAGAATTAAAAGAGTATGATAAATACCAGGCACACAACGAAGAAGATAAAATACAACACGAGGATACTAAAAATTATTTAGTTGATATGATTAAGATAACAGTGAAAGCTGTTCAGGATATTGGATTAGATAATGAGTCTGCTAGCGAAAGATATTGCTCATATAAATTTAAAGAATTAGTTTTACCAAAGATAGGTAGAATAGATTACGAAGATTCTAAAAATAAATTTATTGAATTAAAAACTAAACACAGATCAAAAAGAAAATCAGATACGAAAGCTGGTTTCAGTTGGATCAAAGGTTATCTTCCTAAACAACCTGATGTAAACCACGTTAAGCAATGTGCTTTCTATTGGTATGCTACTAAAAAGATACCTCATCTATTGTATGTAAATCAAGATAGCTACAATGTATTTACGCCTGACACTTGTGATCTATTAACTCCTGAGTACATGGAATTTTTAATTCAACAGGATTTAATTAAAGCAAAGATAAGACAGAACTTAGTTTATATTTGCAAAGGTAATCCTTTTGAGATGGCTAAATTAATTGCACCACCAGACTTTTCTGGTTTTATGTGGAAAGATATTCAAGAGGAATATGTTCGCAAGGCTGCTAGTCTTTGGGACAATGTATAAATGGTAAACTCATGTGTAGAAATATGGATATAAATTATTATCAAAAGCAACATGACAAAATCAAACAACAGTTTCGTCATGATATTATAATGCGTAAATTAAAAGAAAAAGAAGATAAGGAATTTAGAAATATGTTTACAAAAATATTTTTGATTATTGTTATAGCAATATTGTTGCTTACAATAATCGCTAATAGATGAAACTTATATTAACGATTATACTTATGAATGGTTATGTTCATACATTTGAAATGAATGATGTAAGATATGATCCTTATAATTGTGATAAGTTTTTTAAAAGATTAACTAAACATCAAGTGGTTAATAACAGGAGTAGATTATACTATAATGGTAAAGAAGTATTTGCTTACTCTTGCATTCATGAACGACATGACTTAGTCTATAGATTAAAAAATAGATTGGGTTTAAACAACAAAAAGGAAACAACGAATGAAAGACAAACTAAAAATAGTTAATGATTTGTGTGCAGCTCATGGCTCATACTTAAATCAACATGGAAAGAAAACAGTATCAGCTTGGAGTAAGATTAAATACTTTAGAGAAGTGTTTGGTACTGAATATGGAATCAATTGTGTAATACAAGAACATTCAGATCGTTATGTTATAATGAAATGTATTATAACTAAATCAGATCCTGAACATATCATAGCCACTGGTTTCTCAAAGCAATATCGTGATAAACCAGGCTACTTAGAGATTGCTGAAACATTTGCAATCACACGAGCTTTATCATTCATGGGTATTCTTCTTGAAGATATAACTTCAAAGGAAGAGTATGAGGAATTAGATATTCCAGTACAGCCAATGAATGGAAAAGATACTACATCAAACAATATAAATTATGATGATAGTATAATTAATGAACTGGTAAAGAAAGTTCACTACGCACCGCACACAGCGAAACTAGATTTCCTTTGGCGTGCCAACAGGGAACTACTTGATCAGATAAAAATAAAAGATCTCGCAACTTACAATTCTATTTTAAATAAATTTAATAGTAAGCGTGATGAGATCACAACTCAAAATGAGGTATAATAATGAACGACCAACCAAAGAATAAGATCTATTTGAATCTTATTCCAAACGTAAATAAAAAAGCAGGCGACAATCAACCAGTAATGGTAGCACCTAATTCTCCAAAAGCTCCAGAAGGAAAGAATTGGAAGATGAATGTGAATATCAATGGTGATTGGTATGACTACTGTGCGTTTGATGGTACAGACATAGAAGGTAATCCAACAGGTGGATACACTGTGATCTTAACTAAGAAAGAAGCACAAGCAACAGCAGGAGCAAATAAACAACCTGGATTTAAAGCTGGTGGATTTCAAAAGAAACCATTTACAAGCAATAAGTCTTTCGGTAATAGACAATACTAATAGCTACGTAAGTAACTATTAATTCTATCCCTAGGGTTTTCATCAGGCAGTCATGCCTTCCCTTTCGTTGTCCCTAGGGGTAGAGTAAAACAACAAAGGAGATATATGATTAATAAAGAAGACTTCATTAGTCTTGAAGAAAAAATACAAAAGAAAATTATAGATGATCGCCATAGAGAATATGGAGATTACGAAGAGAACTTTGCATTACTTGCTGAACTATTCTCTATCGTTCTATTTAATAAAATTAAAGTGGCATTAGAACCAGAAGATGTTGGTCATTTAATGATGGCACTTAAACTCTATCGTTGCACTAAGAAATATAAAGCAGACAGCTATGATGATTTATCTATCTATTGCAAGATGACTAAACAACTTAGACAAAAGAAAAAGTAATGAAAGTTGTAAGACTTAAAAAAGGTGAATGCACTTTTACTTATGTAGAAGAGTTTGACACAGCAGAACATGCACTTGATCCTAGTAAAATAGGATTGTTTATTAAGGTTAAGATAGGAGAAGTAAAAGTTAAATCAACTAACATAAGACAGAAAGAGGATAATTATGACACCAAAAGAAATGTATAAAGAAATTAAGTTAAGATATTTATTTAATAGCTTTTCAAATCTAGATGACAGAGAGAAAAAGATTTATCGCACAGGATTTAAAACAGGATACAAACTAGCTAGAGAATTTTTTAGAAACAATTTCAGATATAAGAATACTGTTATTAAAGAAGTGGTTAAGTATGTAACTATTAATGATGTAGTTGTACCTGAGAATGTTAGAGAGATCTTAACAATTGTAGCCAATCAACTTGGTGTTAATGTAAATGATATTATTGCTAAGACTAGAATACAGCAGGCAGTAATTGCAAGATCAATACTTATAAATGTTTTAAGAGATAAGTATGATATGCCATTCACTAAGATTGGAGTTATCCTAGGTAATAGGGACCACACTACAATGATCCATCATGTTAAGATGAAAATAAATAAAGAACATTTCTGGAAACCTGGTCATATCATTTGGAAACGATATGAGTATGTGATGGATAATGTTAAGAACTAATCCTAACGAAGTTTAATCCTTGAAACCAGCTAATAAACTTTTGTAAGCCTTTTTTGAAATTGTAGATTTAGATTTACTTCTAGATGTACCAGCTTTTTTTCTTTGATTTATATTATAGTATAAACCTTTGCGAACCATCTTACCTTCTTTTGTTTCGTGATATTTAGATTCTTTTCTTTCGTCTTCCATATTACCTCGCCATTAATGATTTGCCTTTTTTCTTAACACCTTTAATAGTTCCTTTATTCTCTGATGCGTAGAACACAGCTTTACCTTTTTCTTTACCATATTCTTTTTGCATCGCTGCTAAAATCTTTTTACCTTTAACATTAAGTGGCATTACATTTCTCCTTGGTATTTATGTTTACACTTTTGTTTCTTTAGATATTCTATATACATTTCCATACGTTTGTCATTATTATTATTAATGACAGATGATTGTTTCTCTTTTGCTCTTACATTATTAAAGTAAATCTCATAGCAACTATGCTCTAAACTGTGACAAAAATTGAATCGTTCTGCATTGATCACCCATCCTCCCTCATTTGACATATGCTCTTTGCCACACATATGACAGAAGCCACATGATTTAAGTATTACCTTTCGTTTAGCCATTGTTATTTTTTCTTATGTCTTGCAGCAAAGTTTCTAGCAGCCTCTTTAGAACTAAATCCCCAGGCTTTGAGTGCTAGCTTTAATCTTGTTGGTTTGCCTGACTTAGATAATAGAGATCCTTTCATCCCACCAAAGCGTGCAGCAAAAGAAACTCGTCTTGGGTTCACGCCAGATTTGACAGGCGACTTAAGATTAGAACCTTCTGTACGTTTATAGTAAGCACGACCAGCAGCGTTCAATCCACCGCTTGGATTTTGATACATTTTTTTAACCATTATAATTTCTCCTTAAAAGGATTAAAGTGATCCTCGTTAATGTTACCACACTTACATTGTTTGAGTAAAGAACAGAATCCTCTTGATAACCAAAAAATACATTTGCTAATTTTAACTTTAATCATATAAACTTCTTTGATTTTTTTATAACCTTTTTAAATTTTACTATACGTCTTTTCTTTTTAACAGGCTCACCAACTAACCAGTTGCTTAACTTGATTAATAATAATTGTATCATACCCTACCCTGACCAACGTATGGTTTATAAGTCTTGTGTTTATTTACACGCTTAGTGTGTCTGCCTCTTCGTTTCTTTGGTGGCTTACGAATGTGTTTATTTTCTAAGTGCTTTTTTGCCATTCTTCTTTTTTAGTTTAATCTTAACATTAGATCCTTGTTGTGCAAGCAAGGTAGGTTTCTTTTTAGAATATGCCTGAGCAAACATTGTAACTATATCATCACTCATTTTTTAAACATATCTATTGTCGGCTTTAATCCATAAATCGCACCGAAGATACCAACGATTAACCATTGATACCAACTAGGGAATCTTCCAAAGTAATCAAAGAATAAATCTAATTTAGATTTGATATTAACATCATCACTAATGATGGCATAAGATAATACAATGATTGGAACGCATACTATAATTAAAACAAATTCATCTTTCCATGATTTGTCTTGTTGATCATAAACATCTCTTTGATATTCAATCTCACCTTTAGCCATACGTTCATAGTATCTACGTTCAGCTTCTGATTCTAATAGTTCTGATTGCTTATGATTTTTATAAATCTCAGCACCAGTTTTAACTACTGTAGGTATGATATTCCACCACATATTAATAACAACTTCTCATTAAGTTAGACAGCTCTTCACATCTAGATGGTGTCTGTCTATACCATGCTGAATTTAACATCTCATCAGCAGCTTTATTATATTCATTATTCTTTAAAGCATCAAACATTTTTTTAAACTTAGATACTCCAGTCTTTCCTAATTGAAATACCATTTCAATGATTACTTCTTTTGCTACAAGAGCAATATTGTAACCATCCAATAATTGCTCAGCACCTTGCACAGCCTTATTAAAATCCTTTTCAAATAATGCTTCTAATATATCTTTGTCATAGATAACTCCTTCAACAAAATCATCTTCTTCTGTAAGCAAATGACCATAACCAATAGTAGCTTTACCTAATGAATCAAAATAAACTTTATCTAAAAAACCTTCGTGCTTTTTAATGCGTGATTTTAAATCTTCGTACATATTTACCTTTCAGTTATTTTATAACTACCTTAAAATAAATTTATTTATTTTATAATTACCTTACCATCTTCATGAACATAAACAATCTTAACGTTTAAATTCTTTTGTATTTTAGATGGAGATCTATTTATACGATCATTACTTTTATGACCATACTTGGTATTTGATTTTCTATATGACACAGTCTTAACGTCATAGTTGCAATACTCTTTTGTCTTAGTGTTATAAGTTATAATATCTATTGGACCAACGCCACCCAGTGCTGTGAATACAATTAAGTTTGGATCTTTAGCGAAATATGCTTGAGCTAATGCTTCGGATACTAATCCTTTGTCTGCTTTTAACAATGTAACCCTATGTTGTTTTAGTTTTTGAATTGAAAGAAACCTATTACTGAACCTGCTATGCTACCAATGACTACTAGAAATGCTATGACACCTTTACCCATGCTCACATCAGTTCTTAAATCTTTAACTTCAACTGTGAGATCATCTAATCTCTTAATGATTGTATCCATTCTTTCTTTTGAATACTTCTCATAAGAAGATAATCTTATAGCTGTAGCAGATATAGCTGTTTTCTTTCTTTTCATAATAACACAACCTATAGTGTGTATTAAAATAAAGTCAACCTATAGGTAGGTGTTAATAATTTTATTAGATTTAGAAAGATTTTCTTTTGCAGGTAAATACTGAAGATTCCATTCTACATGCAATCCACAAACCACTTTTCCCTGCAATGGTATAATATGATCTACATGATAACCTTTGGGACATTTCTTATATATCTCTTTTATCTTATTAAGATTGGCAAACTTAGGAGTTGCATTTAATTGTAATGCTCTTCTTTTGGCAGACAAATTTCTTTGAGTATGAGGATTATTTAAACGATATAATTTAATTTTTTTTATTATGTTATATTTATTTTTTAAATAATGTTCGCTTTTAATTTTAGATATTTTTTGTTTATTTTTTAAACGATATAATTTATTATAAACTTTATTATATTTTTTAATTTTTTCTTTATTTTTTAAATAATATTTTTTTTTAGTAATTGCTATTTTTTCTTTATTATTTAAACGATATAATTTATTTATTTTATTAACTTTTTCTTTATTATTAAAACGATATTTACTTTGATATAATCTATTTATTTCCCTTTGTTTTTTTTTATTCATTAATAAATATATTACACAAAAATTTATAATGGATCAAGTAAAGGTGGCATTGCTGCCACCAATACTATGTGGATTACTCTTCTTCTGAATCTTCTAGATCAAGTTCATCCTCATCTAGATCATCTTCATCTTCAGAGATATAGTTATCATCTGGATCAAGTTTCAATTGGAGATCATCCAATAAATCTTTGATCTCATATATGATGTCTTCTGCAGACTTACTTTTCTTTGCCATGCACAAACTCCTATTAGTTGGTTAGGCAGTGCGGAAATAGAATTAATTGAATAATAAGTAAATAAAATTATTTTTTATAACTTATTGTTTTGTAACTATTATTTATTTATTTTTATTATAGAATTCTTCAACTGCTTTAGCATAGTCTTTCCAAAACTTCTTAGCATCTTCAAAAGCATCTGCGTAAAACTTAGTAAAGTATTCTTTGATTGATTTGTAATCAAGCATTTAAAAACTCCAGTTCTTGTTCATTATATGGTGCCATGACAGCTATATAATATATGATATTATATTTACAAGACTTAACGTCTGTTTATTTGATCTATGAATTTGCCGTAGTATTCTGTAGATCCTAAATGATTTATAGGCGTAGATAAGTCTGTCCAGATTTCAAAGCCACACTCTTCAGCTAATCTACAGAAGTAATAATCTTCAGATAAGAATCTATTAACACCATCTTTTTCTTTATATATTCCAACAGGAAAGAAATCATAAGCATTATCTGATCCTTCTATTCCTGTTCTTAAATCTGGTTTATATTTAAGATTAGGAAATTTCTTCATGATTGTAGTAAACACTTCACGTTTAATCATCATAAAACCTGTGGCACTTTCTTTCACACGAGCGAATCCTTCTCTAAATTCTGTGTTAGGATATAGATTAACATTAAACTGTAACAAATAATCACGCATTAATTTTTCATCTATATCTGTATTCTTCTTGATACGATCTAGTAATTGCTGCCAATAGAAACCTTTGACAGGATAAGTGCAGGTTACAACTTCTTTATTAAAATCTATTATTCTTTTTAGATTATCAATAGTGAAACCTATGTCAGCATCAATGAATAATAAGTGTGTTCCATTAAATTCTTTATTATCTAAGAACTTAGTTACAAATTTATTTCTAGCACGATTGATTAATGATTCAGTTGGAAGTGTTTCAACTCTGATATTATGTCCAGAATCATTTAACCAACGTAATGTATTTAGTATGGAATGGAATGTTAGATTAGAAACATTTCCACCATAACAGGGGATTGCTATTAAGATGTTCATTGTTGTATGAACAGTATTTATATCTTATTCTTTAGGATTGTTAAATCTATTATTTTGGATATTTAGCTTTAACTGCTAAACAATCGTTAATGTATTTTTGTATTTGAGCATTATCACCTTTAACAACACCATCTAGGTATTCTTTAAAGTCAGGATATTCTTTTGCTCTATTTGCTTTAACTAGGTTTAGTCTTTCAATTTCATTGGCTTGTTCTTCAAAGGCATCTAGTTGTGCCATTGTAGGTTTAGGTATATCAAGATTCCATTCAGCTATGAATACTCCTTTACCATCTAAATTGTCTTGTAATAGTACATCTTTAGAAAAATTTACTTCCTTGTTTGTGTATAGTTTTATTTTAATATCTATATTTTTCATAATTTATGCTATTTTCCAACCTGTCCAAATGGCTTCTCCACCAATAGCACCATTATTGAATTCTCTACTAGAACCTAATGAAGTCCATTTTGCAAATATTTCTATATAATCAGTAGCAGCCAAGGTAACTTTATATGCTGTAGCCATATAACATTCACCATCAGCAGAACCTATAATTGATTTATAAACATCTGTGTTTGATGATGCACTACCATTTTTATAATATGCTAAAAATGCTATATCTTGATCGCTATTTAATCTGAAAGAACAAAAACAATTAAAAAGATAAGTACCAGCTTCACTTGCTGTAAATCTATAATTAGTAGTTGGATCAAATTCATTAAAATTATCTATTAATTGTTGATTCCAAGTTGTTTTGTAAAAAACATTTTGTGTTGTCAAGGTTGTTGTTGAAGTAGTTGCCGCCATAAATCTTAATTGTGCATTATCAGTTGAAATATTATTTGGTGTTACAAGTCCAAAAGTATTATTACCTTTTAGTAAGGTTGTAGCATCTTTAGTTCCAGTAGCAGTTAGTTTAGCTAAAGATACAGTATTATCAGAAGGTGTACCTAAATTTAATACATCTCCTAATACTAAAATAAAATCTATTGTATCAGATGAAGTTAAAGCATCTGAGAATACGATTGTTGAACCTGATATTGTATAAGCTGAAGTTGGCGATTGAATAACACCATTTAAAGATACGATGCAGTTGTTTGCAGATTGTGGGTAATAAGAAACTCCACCATTTAATAAATTGTATGTAGCTGTAGCAGATGTAGTAATTGTATCTAGCTTTACAAAGTTTCCTACAATGGGAGTACGTCCAATATATGACAACTATGCTACTCTCCTTTCCCAATATGCTTTTGTTTTTTGTGAATATATATTTTTTAATTCTTTAGTCATGTAAGACATATCTCTACCAAGTTTATATCCATTATTCAAATATTCTTGCTTTAATTCTTTTTGTATTCTTTTAGATTTATTATCTTTATTAACCCAAATTGAATTAGAATATATTTCACTATATCTTTTTCTTTGCTTATCTGAATAAACTTGAAACTGTCTAGCATATTTAATCTTTGCTTTAGTTTCTGCTGAAAGTTTCTTTCCTCTCATTTTCATTTTTGTTTCTTCAGTATGTTTAAATCCTGTATGTAAAATACCATATTCAATTCTAAACTTTTGATACATTCTTGAATTAATTTTATAAAATCTTTGTGTGCTTTTTGGTTTTACATTCATATAAAGAAAACCTTTAATCATTTTAAATCTATATTTTTTAGTTACGCAGAATGGCAAAAGCATGTGAATTATGTAATGCTCTCTAGCTGTTAAAGCTACAAGGTTATCTTTATCATTTGAACCACCACAGCTTTTAGGAATGATATGGTGAACTTCTTTATATCCTTCTAATGTTCTGTTCTTAGCTCTAGCAATTATCTTATCATGCCAAACTTTATATTTGTTTTCAATAAACATAAATTATTTTGGATATTTCTGTTTAACTGCGTTGATGGCTTGTTGCCATTTATTAGTGCCATTAATCTTATCCCAATACTGCATATCAAGTTGCTCTTGTATTGAAGGATAGTCTTTGGCTCTATCTCTTTGGTATTTATTAGAATTATATTCTGTAATTAGTTCTTGTTGCTTAGCAAGTATTTCATTTGCAGGAATTGGTGTAGTTCCATTAAACCAAGTTATTTGATTTATATCTTCATCATTAACACTAACTTGTGCATTAGGATTAATTGCAAGTATTGATTTAATTATATCAGTCATATTAACCTTTTATTTCAATTAAAGTAATATTAGAAGCTGTTCTTGCTAAATTAGAACTATCACCATCATTTGTTGAACGATTAATAGCAAATGTAGTTGCTGAAATAATTCTTCCTTGAATTTTATATGTTGTGCTAGATGTTGTGCTTGGACTATCTAAAAATGATAAATGAGTACATCTTATTGTACCAGAAGTTCCTAAATTATACATATCACCACCTGAAGCTAAAGTTCTACTTCCAGCTGCAGCACCAACATTTATATCAGTAGAAGTTCTTACTAACTTAATATATGCTTGGTCTAAAGCACCACCATTTATTTCTACTAAAACTAAAATTTTATTACTAGTAGATGAAGGAGTAATTGAAGCTGACATTCCTGTTATATCTGTGTATGAAGTAGATGTTGTTGTAAATGTATCTGTTTTATTAGTTGATACAACTTGCAATACAGAACCAGCACCAAACTTAGATGTAGCTATAGCAGCACTAGCATTAATATCGGCATTAACTATTGTGCCATCAGTTATTCCTAGTGATTTTATTCTTGTTAGTGGCATACTTAAATTTTTTTAACTTGGTTGTTATTTAGTATCACAAAAAATTTAACTATGAAATCTAAAGATAGCATGTATTTAAAATATAGTATTAAGCATAAATGCAGCATACTATTTCCCCAGTATTGAGTTAATCTCAGCTTCATTCAAACCTAATGCTTTAAGTTTGTTTAGTGCTGATTGTTTGTTGGCAAGTTCTGTTTCTTTTTTAACAATTCTAGCTAATCTGTCTTGTTCTGCTTTTTCTTCGTCAATTTGTCTTTGAGAAATTTCTTCTTGAGTTAATTCTATTTCAATACCATTAACAATTTTTTTCATTATATTATTACCTGTTCATAGTGAGTTATAAATGCTTTTGTGCTTCCTGAGATATTTCCTGTATCAAATAAAAATTGTACTGCTGTTACGCTACCAGCAGTATCATAAATTCCACCCATGTGATTACTTCTTAAATAATTCGCATCTGCAACTGAAACAGTATTACCAACTGCCATAACTTTTTGAGCTGAATTTCCAATATTATATATATAAACAAAACCATTAACTCCTTCTTCAGTTCCACTATCAGTCATTCCATCATTTAAACTTATTAAAGAATCTGTTTTTGTTTGATTATTTGTAGAACCAGAAGAATAATGTTGCCATAAAGAATTATAATATCCTGATGTTTGATAACTACTTCCACCATTTGTTGAAACTCTTAAAAGTAAATCTTCTCCAGCATTAGCCACACTATCTATTGCGTTTAATTGAAAATGATGAATTACATTTGCAGTTAATCCTGTAAATGAAACCGAAGATACATCTGATGTAATTGCTGTTCTTGTAACTAATTTAAAAGCACCACCAGCAGCTGGAGTTGCAAACTCTAATGCAGTTGCACCACTATTCATTCTTAATACTTGATTAGAAGTTCCAGTTGCTGCAATTTTTGATATTGCTATTGCTGAAGATGCATTAATGTCTGCATTAACAATAGTACCATCTACAATCTTTGCAGATGTTATAATGCTATCTGTTATATCCGCAGCTGTTAAAGGTTTATCAGCTGGTTTATATCCTAAGTAACCCATTAATATAATCCTATTATGAACTTATATCGTCAACTGCTGAAACCCAAACATCTAATGAACTTGCAGTATCAGATTGTATTTTTAAAGCATCGCCAGATTGTAAAACAAACTTAGCTCCACCATCTAAAACTTGTAATGCTGAACCTGAAGGGATTGGTGCAGATTTTACTAAATAAATATCATTCGTTCCATCGTTAATATAAACATCTGCATTAACTGCAGAACCTGTTATATTAGCAATAGATATTCCAACTACTGTATCGTATGAGTTAGCTGTGAAAGATGTAACAGCAGATGTGCCTACGTTATTGTTTGTGTATCTTCTAAAATTTTGTGCCATATTTTATTTCCTATATTAGTTTATATTATAATGCAAGTACCTACAAGGCAATTGACATAGCAATCGCAAAACCATTACTTGCTTTACTATCTATTTGAGTTTGAATAGCTGAAGTTACACCATTCAAATAACCAAATTCTGTATTATCTACTGTACCTGTTCCAATCTTAGTTGCAGCAATTGAATTAACTGCAAGTGATATTGTACCAGAAGAAGTTATTGGACTTCCTGTTACTGTAAATTCTGAAGATCCTGAATCAGCTACTGCTACAGATGTTACTGTACCACCTGAACTTGGAAATACTTGTGTGTATGAAATTGCACTAGAACCAAGTGTAGCACTTGTGTCTGTAGTACATAAAAACAAATCATCAGCATGAGTAGTACCTTCTGATACTAAAATTAACTGTCCAGCAATTTCTGATATTATATCAAATTCTGTATCTCTTGAAGCAGCTCCTGAAGCAACAACAATATATAAACCATTTTGAGATGCAGTAGATTGATCTTTTAATAAAACTCTATTTCCTGTTGCTAATGTAACACCATCTAATACATCACCATTTTCTAATCCTGTAGAAATATTAACATTTGCAGTAGAAGCAACTCTTGCAATAACTCTTGTTCTAAGACCAGTAACTAAATTATCAACATAATTTTTAGTAGCAGCTTCAGAAGAAGATGACGGATCACCTAATCCTGTAATTGTTCCACCAGTTAAAGCTACGTTGTTAGCATTTTGAGTTGCTATAGTTCCTAATCCTAATGTTGTTCTTTGAGTTGTAGCATCAGCATCATCAAGTAATGCTTTACCAGCAGTTGTTAAATCAAATACTGCAGCTGTTCCTGATCCTGTAAATTGAATACCTTTATCAGCGGCAGAAGTTAATCCAGCGATTGCAGCTAGTTCAGCATCATATGCTTGTACGTTTGTACCAATAGCTAAACCTAAATTAGTTCTAGCAGTAGATGTAGAAGATACATCAGATAAATTATTTGAAGCTGTTAACTTTGTTCCAAGTTGCGTTTGAATAGCACTTGTTACTCCTGATACATAACCTAGTTCAGTATCTGTTACTGTTGATACAGCAATCTTTCCAGATGAATTGGATATAGCAGCTCTACTAGCAGTTAAGTCAGATGTTACTACAGTTGTAGCAGCTCCTGTTATTGTAGCTTGTTTAGCATCTATTTGTGTTTGTATTGCAGATGTAACTCCATCAAGATATGAAAATTCTAAATTAGATACTGCACCACCGCCAATTTTAATTGCGTCAATTGCAGCTCCTGTTGCGACTTTAGCATTAGTGATTACTAATTCAGGAATTGAATCATTTGTTTTAGAAAGTGCTGCAACATAAATTGTAATTGATTCATTTGATAATGATCCACTATCCCAAGTTACTGTAACAGTTGTATTAGTTGAAAATGTAGTTGTAGCAATAGTTCCATAAATAGTTCCAGTAGAAGAACCTACAGCTTTTACTCTACGACCAACATGATAAAAATTTGTAACATCTACACCTGATACTGTGAATGAAGTTGCAGATGCGTAAGTAATAGTAAAACCATTATCTCCATCACCATAAATAACCCATTGAGAATCGTTATACCATTCTCTAATCTCAGCACCTAAACCTCTAAAACAGTTATTAATATTAGAAGGCAACATACCTTCTGCTGTATTAATACTTCCTATTGTAGTGTTATTCGCTGCGGTTGTACTATAATCTTTTATTCCTGCCATATTAATTACCTATAAACCATGTGAAAACTTTATCGTTCTCAGTATTAAATTTATTTATATATTCGTTTAATGC